CCTGATACTCACAAGCTGCACTGTGGTCCGATACCAATCAGAGGAGCGCACACTGACTGTCATCGATCTGCATCCTGGCGGTGAGTCTCTATCGCTCTCAGGGGCCATAGACAGCATAGGCACCCTAGACGTTAATCGAGAGCAGGGCTCAAGCGCACAGATCGTCAGTGACGCTGTAGACGCTGCTACTGGCATACCAAGGTTATGAAAACATCATTTACACAAGAGAAAGCCAACGATATTTGCTCCCTGCTTGTGGAGGGGATGTCATTGCGCAAAGCCTGCGAAACCCTCGGGCTTGAGATACGCACGGTAATGAGATGGATAAGCGAACAGGAATCATTCTGTCAACAGTACGTGCGCGCAAAAGATGACGGCGCTGACTCTCACGCAGACAGAATCATTGATTTATCAGAGCGCGTACTTAGCGGCGAGTATGACCCGGCGGCGGCAAGGGTTGCCATTGATGCGCTCAAGTGGGCAGCATGTAAACTCAAGCCTAAGAAGTACGGCGACAAGATCACGCACGCCGGGGACGATGAAAACCCGTTATCAATGATGATCCGGCAGATTTCCGGCAACACTATCGGCCCTGTTGATGAGTGAGATGTCGCCTGAGCAGTTTAAGCAGCTGCTTGCTGACCCGATGTGGCGCTTAACCAGCGGCAACCTGTACAAGATAATGATTAAAGGGGATGACGGAGAGGATAGTCTTGTTGTTCCGTTTATCCCCAACGCCTCGCAGATTAAGGCTCTTAAAGAGATACACTACCGCAATATATACCTAAAGGCGCGCCAGCTAGGGTTTACCACGCTGATCGCGCTTTACTTCTTGGACTGTGCGCTGTTCCGCGAGAACGTACGTGCGGCTATCGTGGCGCAGTCTGAGGACATAGCCAAGACCATATTCAGGGATAAGGTGCAGTTCGCCTATAACAACCTCCCGGCCCCACTGCGCGAAGCAATGCCTTTAGGCCGTGACAGCCAGTCAGAGCTTCTCTTTGCTCACAACAATTCATCTGTTCGCGTAGCAACATCAGCCCGGTCAGGCACGTTGCAATATCTGCACGTATCAGAGTTCGGCAAGATATGCGCGAAGTTCCCTGAGCGCGCACAGGAGATCATTACCGGTTCAATCCCTGCCGTTACATCAAACGGGGTAGTGTGCATTGAGTCAACGGCAGAAGGACAGGAAGGCCCTTATTACGATATGTGCCAGATGGCTATGAAAAACCTAGCACAAGGCAAGAATCTTGGTCGCAAGGATTACCGCTTTCAGTTTTTCCCCTGGTGGATAGAGCCGAGATACAGCCTGCCCGCCGAAGGCGTGATAATCACCGACAAAGACCACGAATACTTTGACGAAGTGGAGGTGAGCGAGAATACCGCGCTGACATTGGAGCAGCGCGCCTGGTGGGTATCAACAAGGGACACAGACTTTAGCGGACAAGCTGAGAAGATGTGGCAGGAGTACCCGTCAAGCCCTCAAGAGGCATTCCAGCAATCAAAGGAAGGTTGCTACTACACTGTACAGATGACCAGTGCGAGGAAGCAGGGCCGCATTACCACGGTGCCATACAGACAAGGACATCCGGTTAACACGTTTTGGGACATTGGCAGCGGAGACGGTACGGCTATTTGGTGCCATCAGCGCATAGGCATGGCTGACTATTTCATCAAGTTCGTCGAGGGGTGGGGCGAGCCTTACTCTTACTACGTCACCGAGCTAAATAAGCTGGGTTATATGTGGGGCGCTCACTATCTGCCTCATGACGCTGGGCATGTGCGTCAGGGCCAATCAGTCAACATAAGCCCCAAGCAAATGATTGAGAAGCTCGGGCTTAATAACATCGTATTGGTGCCAAGAGTGGATGACATCAATCACGGCATACAGGCGACTCGAGATGTGTTCTCGTCATGCTGGTTCGACGAGACGGGGTGTAAGGAAGGCATAGCGCACCTTGACGCCTACAGCAAACGATGGAACGGCAGCGCAGGCCGGTTCATGGACTTGCCATTGCATGACATACATTCCGAGGGCGCAGACTCTTTCAGACAGTTCGCGCAGGGCTACACTGATGAGGCTGCCAAGGCTGTCAAAATCAATTTCACAGGATGGGGCCGCTAAATGGCAGATTACGAAGACGGACAGGAAGAGAAGGAAAGCGAACCGGCGAAGGGCGCAACCTACAAGATTGATTACAAAGATCACAGCGCTTGCTTGAACATGCTTGGTGCGGCGCAAGATGCTGAGCATGACCTGCGAGAAAACGCCCGCGAATCTATTCTGTTCGTGACTAAGCGTGATGGGCAGTGGGAGCCGTATTGGTGGAGCCAGAACGCAGGTAAGCCACGGTACACATTTGACATGACCTCCCCTATTGTCGATCAGATATGCTCGGAGCTTGAGCAGGCATCTTTTGACATTCGCATAACTCCCGGCGGCGGCGATGCGACCAAAGATTTAGCCATGACCTATGACGGCATGGTGCGCAACATCGAGAACATGAGTTCGGCCAAGGCCATCTATCGGCAGGCGGCAAGAGGGTTTGTCACTGGCGGGCTTGATGGCTGGATGGTTACGCAGAAGTTTGTTGATTCTGATAGCTTTGACCAAGACTTGGTGATTGAGAAGATACCCAACTTTATTGATCGCGTGTGGTTTGACCCAACGGCAGAGGAGCAGGATAAGGCTGATAGCCGTTATTGGTATGTGCTGCACCCCGTCTCTGTTGATGAGTATGAGGCCAGGTGGCCGGACGGCTCTAAGACTTCCGTATCCACTGACCGAGAGGGCGAGGCATATTACGATAAAGCCGAGACTATCCTGATCGGCCAATTCTTCTACTGCAAGGAGGAGGAGCGCGAGCTTGTGCTGATGTCCAACGGGCAGGTGCATGAGGCGAACGAGGATTTTGACAAGATCAAGGATGAACTGGCCGCTGCTGGCGTGACCGAGAAGCGCAGACGCAAGCGCATGAAGAAGGAGGTGTGCTCGAGATACTTTGACGCATCTGATTGGCTTGAGGAGCATCGAGAGACGGTGTTCGATAGGCCAAACGTGATACCGGTGTACGCCAACTTCCAGATATTTGAGAACAAGACGTTATTCCACGGCGCTGTTGAGAAGATGATTGACTACCAGCGCGTTTACAACTACGCCAAATCACGCGAGATAGAGGAAGGTGCGTTAGCTCCACGGGCCAAGTATTGGATGACGCTAAAGCAAGGGGCAGGACATGAGGCCGAGCTCGCCACGATGAACACCAATTCTGACCCTGTGCAATTCTTCAACCCGGACCCTGAGAACCCAGGCGTCCCACAGCAAAATGGCGGCGCGCAGGTAAACCCCGGACTGGTGACTATCAGCGCGTCAATGCGCGAGGGTATCAATCAATCGGCGGGCATGTTTGCGGCCAATATGGGCGATAACCCCGGCTTGCAGTCTGGCGTGGCAATCCAGAACCTGCAAAACAAAGGCGACAACGGGACGATTAAATACTTCAACGCGATGGAGGTTGCCATTGCCGCCACTGGTCGCGTTATCGTTAAGGCTATCCCGAAGACGTACGACTCTGAGCGCGCTGTAAGGGTGCTCTACGAGGACCAGCAATACGACATGGTTGACATTAACCAGACCGTGATTGATGAGCAAAGCGGCGAGACGGTGGTGGTGAACGATCTATCGGTCGGCAAGTATGACGTGGTGTGCACTGCTGGCCCGAGCTTCCAGTCCCGCCAGCAAGAAACCTTGTCGGCCATTCTTGATATTGCCAAGATTGACCAAAGCATTATCCCGATGGGCGGCGATCTGCTACTCAAGAACATTCCTACCCCAGTGGCTAACCAGCTTGCTGAGCGAAAGCGCGCGCAGATGATTAAGCAGGGCATTATCCCTATCGACCAACTGACTGATGATGAAAAGGCGCAGATGCAGCAAGAGGCGCAGGGTCAGCAACAGCAACAGGACCCGGCCATGGTCCTCGCAATGGCAGAGCAGACTAAAGGGCAGGCTGAGCTGATGAACGCACAGACCAACGCAGCCAAAGAGCAAAGAGAGCAGTTCGCGCTACAGCTAAGAGCGAATGAGTTGCAGTACAAGATGCAACAAGGCAACGCAGACACTCAAATCGAGTCCTATGATTCCGAGACCAAGCGAATGCTGGCGCAGGTTGCTGCGTCCAAAGCGGGCGCAAGTTTAGAGACGGAAAGCGTGAAGAAAACAGGGATGGAGATTGACAACGCCATAAAGTTGACGAACGCAGTTATTCCTAAGCCTTATGGTGAATTTCGCTAAATAGTGGTAAAATCGACTACAGGAACATGACCTTATTCATGGCAACTACCTTCGAGGGCGCACCAAATGACAGACCAGACGCAACAGGACATTGAGATTGATGGCGATTTAGAAGCAGAACATGAACCGCTAGAGGTTGAGGAGTCCGAAGATCATCCACAAGATGATTCTGAATCGTCACCAGATAAGACGGGTAAAGTCCCGGCAAAGGTGGAGTTTACTGATGAGCAGCAAAAGATATTCGATGAAACTGTTGGCAGCAAAGTTTTCAAACAGCGTGAAGCTGAGCGAAAGGCTGAGAGGCTACAGGCAGAACTCGATGATTTGCGCGCTAAGCAGCAGGCGGATAGACCACCTGTAGTCCCTGAGATTCGTGATGCTTACAACCTGACTGATGAGCAGTTAGCACAAGCCATGCGAACCAGGGATAAGGCTATTCAGGCTAGGGCTGAGTGGGATGCTAATCAGCGCGCACAACAACAACGCGCAGAGGACATTAAACACCAGGCCGAAACCGCAAGGATTGAATCGCTAAACAAGAATATCGACACTTACAGAGGTCGGGCGGCAACCTACGGCATTAAGCCCGAGGAGTTGCAAGCGGCAGGTAACACGGTAGCCAATTACGGAATTCACGATGATCTGGTCCAGTTCATTCTTGACGACGATCACGGCCCGTTGATTACTAAGTACCTGTCCCGTAACCCGGTAGAGCTTGAGGAGTTATCACGCCTCAGTCCTGCTGCGGCCGCTGTAAGAATTGAAAGGATTGTGCGCGGTAAAGCCTTGGCTCTCAAACCGAAGGTAACAGCAACGCCAGACCCCACAGACCGTCCTCGCGGCTCGGGTGTCTCCCCCAAAGAAAGGGGGCCGATAGGGGCAACATTTGAATAAGGAACTAGCATGGCTAACAATTTATCGAGCAACGTCACCCGCAAAGTAGCGCGGGTATTCTTAGACGCTTTTGAGTCTAATCGCGTGGTCACAAAGACCACTAACACTCAGCTTTTGAGTGGCAAGTTTGACCCCTCGTCCGGCTCCACAGTGGACTTCAAGCGCCCACACGACTACAAGACTATCCGCACTGCCGGTGGTGACATTTCCGGCTCAACCAAGTCTGACATCATTGCAGGTAAGGCAACGGGCACTGTTCAGAATTACTTCACTGCTGCGACAGAGTGGGGCAATCTTGAGGAGGCTATTGAGCTAGACCAGCTAGGTGGCGGTTCTGACAACATGCAGACAATTCTTGGCCCAATGGCTCGGCGCATCATTACCGACCTTGAGCTAGATTTTGCTAGCTACATGCAGAAGAACGCCTCTCTACGCTACGGCACACATGGCACTGCGGTGGACGCATGGTCTGACGTTGCTGGCGCTGGCGCATTGCTTCGCTCTATCGGCGTGCCTATGTCAGATGAGGCATGTTATCTGATGAACCCCTTTACCACTACCGCGCTCGCATCGGCTCAAGCAGGCTTAACGGCTGCTGACCAGCTTGTGCGTACAGCGTGGGAAAAGGCTCAGGTTAGCTCTAATTTCGGCGGTCTGATGGCTTTGACTGCTGACTCACTGGCGACATTCACCTCCTCAACTGGCGCTGATCGTGCTGGTACGTTGACATCTGCTCCGAATCCCACCTATGTCACTGCCAAAGACACTATGACGCAATCGGTTCCTGTAACGGCGCTGCAAGCGAACATGGTAGTGAAGGCTGGTGAGTTAATCACCGTTGCCAACGTGTACCGCCTGAACCAGGCTACCCGTCAGGTAATGTTGGACGCCACTGGTGCGCGAGTGCTTTGGACTGGTGTGGTGACTGCCGATGTAACGCTTGGCGCATCAGGCGAGGGTACTCTTGTGGTGGCTGGTCCTGCGATCTACGAGGCTACTGGTCAGTACAACACTGTTGACGCAGCACCAGCCAGCGGCGCGGTTGTGACAATCGTAAGTGCTAGCGCCACTGTCTACCAGCCCAACCTGTTCTACACTAAGCAGGCGTTTGGTATCGGCACTGTGAAGCTGCCTAAGCTGTACTCTACCGACACGGTAGCGACTACATCGGATGGCTTCTCTATCCGTATCAGCAAGTACGCAGACGGTGACGCAAACACGCAGAAAATTCGTTTCGACTTATTGCCTGCTTACGCGACCTTCAACCCGTTCTTTGCGGGACAAGGGTTCGGTGTCTAATGGTACTGGGGGGGGCTTCGGCCCTCCCTTCTTTTCGGAGTAACAGCATGAAAGAATTTATTAAGCCTTCCGGCGTTGTCGTATCAGTTTGCGAATCAAGCTATCAAGCGGCGCTCGATGCGGGCTGGGAAGTCCAAGAACCAAAGAAAGTGGAAGTAAAGGCTGATCCCAAGCGCGAGACTTTAACGGTGAGCAAGCACTACAGGGGCAAGTAATTGGCAACAGTTGAGCAGGTCGCAAAGGCTTCATTGCAAAGAATACTGGTGCAGGCATCAGAGGCTCCTATGGAGGCTGATGAGTACGCAGATTATATCTTTGCCTTGAACAACTACATGACCGCGCTAGAGGCCGAAGGCGTGTCGCTAGGGTATACGGTAGTCGCTAACCTTTCCGATGCCGTGACGGTGCCCACGGGCGCGCTCAGGGGCATTATAGCGAACATGGCCATTGAGGTTGCCGCTGACTACGGCGGCATTGTGTCCGAATCACTGACTGTAGCTGCAATCAACGGCATGAAGACGATGCGTCTTATCGGCCAGATTATTACCCCTTCGCGCTACCCCGGCACACTGCCTCGCGGCTCTGGCAATTCCGATGGAAGCAACAGAAACGAGTCATTTTTCTATTCTGATGGCGAGGCCGCTATTCTTGCCGAAACCACGGGCGCTATTGGTCTGGAGGCAAGCACATAATGGTTACTCGCGCAGATGGTAAGAAAAAGAGCAAATTCCTAGCACAAACAAGCGTTTTATCCGGGTCCTATTTTGATTATGTCGTAAGCGGGACGAATTACCGGATCAGCTATGACAACTTGCTCGCAGGGCTTGATATTAGAAGCAAGGTGCAGCAAGGCGGGCTCCTCTCGATGCAGAATAACGCTACAGCCACTACTATCGCGGCAATTGCTACACCTGTTCGCGTGGCAGGGGTGTGGACCTCGGTATCAGCCGACAGCATGACGGCTAGCACAAGCGGGCGCTTGACCTATGATCTTAGTGATAGCCGTGTGCTTAGTATCGGCGCCGACCTTACCATCGACCCGGCGGCGGGCACCTCTCAATCTGTTAGCGTGTACATCGCGCTCAACGGTGCGGTGATTGACGGGTCTCGAATCTCCACCACGATCTCAACAGGCGCGCCCCAATCCCTGTCTACTCAGTGGCGCATAGCGTTTACTTTAGCCGATTACGTGGAGGTGTTTGTCCAAAACGCCACAGCCACGAATAACCTTGTTGTCTCACGAGCCGTTCTACGGGTTAATTGATGCCTACCACTCCGCTACCTATCGCCAACGGCTTCTATGTCAGCGAATCGCTCCCAGTCTCGGCCCAAGAATGCGTGAACTGGTATCCGGTAATAAACCCGGCGCCCTCCTTGAATCAGGAGATATTGATAGGCGCTCCGGGAACTAACCAGCTTGCCACTACAGGCACGAGAAAGCAGGCGAACCGGGGCGCTCATGAGATGAAGGGCGCGGCTTACTTCGTCAACGGCACCTCGCTTTACAAAATGAATTCAGATTTTACCGTCAACACGCTTGGCACCATTCCCGGCACGGCGCGGGTTTCAATAGCGGGCAACGGTACGCAGCTAATGGTGCTTATTCCCGGCGGTAACGGGTACATTTACAACAGATCGACCGATGTATTCGCGCAGATCACTGACGTGGACTTTACGGCTAATGGCGCGCCTCAGTACGTTGTATTCATTGACTCCTATTTCCTAGTCACAACAGATTCCAACAAGTTTATAATCTCCGCCTCTAACAATGGTTTGGCGTGGAATGCGCTGGATTTTGGATCTGCCGAGTCGGACCCTGATGACGTTGTGGCCCCTGGTGTTTACAAGAACCAGCTATTTGTATTCGGTACGCAAACTGCCGAGGCTTTCCAGAATCAGGCAAGTGGCGCAGACTTCCCCTTTATTCGCAACGGGCTTTTCTTGTCAAAGGGCTGCTACTCGCCTCTGTCAATCATCAACGCGCAAGATACCTTGATGTTCATTGGCGGGGGCGAAAACGAATCCCCTGCAATATGGGCATTGGCAGGTAATGGCACTCAGAAGATGTCAACACCCGCTATCGAAAACCTATTGCAGCGATTAACCAAGACCGAGCTCACCAATGTGTACGCATGGGCCTATGCTCAAAAAGGCGCTTACTTTGTCGGATTTGCCTTGCCTACGACCACTATTGTTTACGATCTGACCTCTCAGCGATGGCATGAGCGAAAGTCTTATGTCGAATCTGAGCAGACCGCGCACCGAGTCTCATCAATTATCACCGCTTACGGGCGCGTACTGTGCGCCGATACGGTTGATGGCCGTATAGGTGAGATTGACCCTGATGTGTACACCGAATATGGCTCAAATATGATAAGAAGCGTAGCAACGCAGCCCTTTCAAAACAATATGCTTTCGATCTTTGTGCCGAGCATTGAATTAACTATCGAGTCCGGTGTCGGCAATGCTGACTCTGTGGACCCTATGATCGTCATGGAGCGCAGCAAGGACGGTAAGACATGGGAAGCCCCGCGCCCTCGAAAGATAGGCAAGATTGGCGACTACAAGCGCAGGGCTATATGGAGACGCAACGGCAGGGCGGCACGCTTTGAGATATTCCGCTTTACGTTATCTGACCCGGTAAAGCCGGTGATTATTCAACTGACCGCGAACATTGTTGGTGGTGATAAGTGAGAACGCCCCCTAATCGCTCTCAGCCCATTGTTGAGATAGATGGCACCTCTACTCAGCAGTTCGCCTCATTCCTTGCTGATGCCACTTTGGGCATTCCTATAGTGGGTTCGGGCTCACCCGAGGGAGTAGTGGAGGCAAGGCTGTACTCGCTGTATATAAACTCAGCGGGCACGGCGGGGGCTATTGAGTACCGCAAGATGCAATCGGATATTTCAGGCGACAAAACTCAGGGATGGTTATTGGTGTGATCTGCCGAACCACTGACAAGGAGTTGATTAAGTCAATCGTCACGCTCCCTGATCTTTGGGCAACGGTAGCGGAGGACGGGCAAGAGCCTTGCGCATGGGAGCCTGACATGGACATTGCGTGGCTAGTGGCCCAAGACGATGATGGACAGGTGATGGGGCTGTACAGCCTTATCCCTAACAACTGCGTCACACTCGAGATACACCCTTATATTATTCCCCGGTATCGCGGCAAGAAAGCGTATCAAAGCGGGCGCGAAGTGCTGGCATGGATCGAGCTCACTACAAGTTATTCAAAGGTCGTGTGTCAGATTCCAGTTATCTACAAAAACGTCAAGCTGTTCGCCATGCGCTGCGGCTTTAAGCAGGAGGGGATTAACCGCCTTTCCTACCTGAAAAACGGAAAGATAGTTGACCAGTGGCGGCTTGGCGTAGTGCTTAATGAGATTCAACAAACTTAGCGACAACTGCTAAATAGTGGTAAAATTGACGACACAGAGGGCTTCAATATGGGCGACATAGTTAATAAATTGTTTGGCGGCGTAGATGACTCTGCCCAAAAAGGCACGATGCGTCAAAACGATATGTCTCGCGAGTATATCCAGCAGCAATACGGGCAAGCGCGCAATGATATATCATCTGCCTACAACCCTATGTCTCAGGCATTGTCCGGGGGATTTGGCTCCGCAATGGACGCATACAACCAAGCGGCGCCTCGCCAACTTGACGCAATGTCTCAGGGCAACTTCGGCGCGCAGCAACAGATTATGGCCGGATTACCGGCATTTCAAGCGGCATTGATGGGCCAGCCCGTAGACATGGGCAGCGTATTCCAGCCACAGCGCATTGCATACGACCCTGCTATGTTCCAGCGCCAACTACCGCAAACGCCCCAGTATTCACCACAGGGAGCGTCTCAGCCTCAACGCGAGCAGTTTAATCCTCTTGGGGGTGGTTACTAATGGCCTACTCAGTTCAAGAGGTTCGCACGTTCCTTGAGCAAAATCCAAACTTGAGCGATGCAGAAGCTGCCCGCCTGATGGATGAAAATGATGTGGACGTCAATACTATGGCGCAAGCCTACGGGACGTCCTATAACAATGCCATGCAGCGTTATAGTGATGCGGGCGGGCAGAAGTTCCGCGCTCCCACCACAGGGCTTAGCGGCGCCGAGAACGCGATGAATAGCGGGCTACGCTCTGCCCTTGCCTCGCTTGCCGAAGGTGCCGCCACGGGGCGCGCAGACATAAACACGGCTACCAATACGGCTACCGGCCAAGTTGAGACTAACCTTAACCGGGCAGAGGGTTACTTTAACCCTTACCAGCAGGTAGGAACGCAAGCACTAGGCCAACAAGCGGCCCTGTCAGGGGCACAAGGTCAAGACGCATTTAATGCAGCGTATAATGAATCGCCTTACATGAAGTTCCTGCAACAGCAGGGCGAGCAAGGCGTGGTGCGAAACGCTGCGGCTATGGGCGGGCTTGGTGGCGGCAATGTGCAGAAAGAGCTATCAAGATTCAATCAAGGCTTGGCAGGGCAGGGATTACAGCAACAGATCGGCAACCTTGGCGCATTGTCCGGGCAGGGCTTAAACGCTTCTGGCAACGCAGCGCAAGCGGCAGGGCGGCAGGGCGAGCTAACATCAGGGCTCACTCAGCAGGCAGGGCGTGACCTGTCAGGCATCGCTACGAGCACGGGGCGTGACTCCGCTAACTACCAATATCAAACGGGCATGGCGCTTGCCGGCAATAGAATGAATGTCGGCAACCAAATAGCCGGCGGAATCCAGAACGCTGCGGGACAGATGTCCAACCTTGCCTATCAAGGCGGGCAGGATGCCTCTGGTATTTACGGGCAGAACGCGGGCAATCTTGCTGGCATTCTGGCGCAAAATGGCATGAGTCAAGCGGATATAATGAGCATCATTTCTCGCTCTAATGCTAACGCGGCGCAGAACGCTTCTGGTCAGTATTCGGGGTTGAGCGGGGTTCCCGGCATTCAGCAAACTCAAGGCATTGCATCACAGCTTGCTGCGGGCGCGGAAGGCGTGGGCACACTGATGGCATTGTCAGATGTGCGCCTTAAAGAAGATATAAACATGGTCGGCAAGACGCTGGGCGGTCAGAATATTTATTCGTGGAAGTGGAAGGATAAGCGTATCAATCAGCCCAATATCGGCGTACTGGCCCAAGAGGTACAGGCACGAAACCCTGACGCCGTAAAGCAAAGACCTGACGGCTATCTAATGGTCGATTACTCAAAGGTGAACTAATGGCTTCTCCCTTAACAGGCGCATTCGCTCAGCCAGAAAAACAGCAAAGCACAATGCAGAAAATTGGCGAAAAACTACAGGGCTTTGGTGCTGGCTACCGGGGGCAGGGGCAGCAATTCCTTGCTAACAAAGAGCTTATGAGCCAATCCCTATCCGAAGAGCGCACGGGCGCAATGATCGCGGACGCCATGCAAGTTTATACCTTGCTTGATGCCGACAGATTTGACGATGCAATAAGCCTAATTGATGACCGCGTGGAGAATATCTCCAAGCTAGGCGGTGACCCCTCGGATACGCTTAACCTTCGCCAGCGGATTATCTCGGGTGATTTGGAAGGCGCTCGCATGGACCTTAAAACGCTGCTATCAGACCCAAGGGCACAGCAGTTCATGCCGCAGCGCCCTGAGCCGGTATCGGTTGCCAACAATGCAGCGCTTGTGGACCCGACAACCGGGCAGGAAATCTACTCCAACAGGGAGCCACAAGCAAAAGGCTTCCGGCTGATGTCTCCTCAAGAGGCTGCGCAGTCCGGCCTTCCGTCCGATAAACAGTTTCAGATTAACGAGGACAGCGGGCAAATATCGCAATTAGGGGGCTCGGGCACAAGCGTTACAACGAACGTCAACTCAAGCCCGGAAAACTCCTACGCCAAAGGCAGGGCAGAACAGCAGGCCACGGCAATGGGCGAGCTTGAGAAGGCTGCCGAAGGAGCTTACCGTGCTAACAGGGCGCTTGATCGCTTTGTGGCGGCATCCTCTAGCGGTGACGCGGGCGCAGCACAGCCTTTCATTACCGGAGTAAAAAGCTTAATTTCATCGTTTGGTTTTGATGTGGCGGGGCTTACCGACACGGTGGTGATGCAGCAAGCGATAGGCGACATTCTAGGCGCCAAGATGGCAGAGCTTGGCGCAAGAGGATTGACCGACAAAGACATGCAGATACTTCGCGATGCGCTCCCAAGAGTCGAGACAAGTCACCCGGCGCGAATGGAAGTTGCAGACATTATCCGCAAGGGCAATATGGCAACGATTGGCGAATACTCAAACCAAGTCAATTACGAGCAGCAGAACTACCCTGACTATAATTTCATGCGCCCAAGCTGGCTCAGTGACGCGCAGGGAATGCTTGAGAGCGCGCCAACACAAACGCAGATTATTGAGGTTGACTGGTAATGCCCAAGACCATTAAAACTAAAGACGGGATAGTGCTCAATAACATTCCTGATGAAGTCACTGACGACGAAATAAAGGCCAGAATTGCGGCGATTCGGGGGGGATCTGTTCAGGCCTC